GCGGGGCAGGCCCAGGGTTATTATTTTGCCAAACCGATGGGGTTGGAGGCGTTGCTGGCGAGTTCGCTGATCCGTTGATGTTTCGAGGTCGGGCGGCTCCAGGTGTTCGGCGTGCATCCCCCCAACAACCCGATCGAGATTTACCCCAGTCCCCCAAAAAAGGCCCCTGAAGATGACCACCGCACATGTTTTCATCGCCACCAGTCTGGACGGTTTCATCGCTCGCCCCGATGGCGACATTGACTGGCTTTTGCAACGCGATGATCAGACCGAGGATCATGGCTACTCAGCCTTCATCGCCGACAAGGATGTGATCGTGATGGGGCGGGGCAGCTATGAGAAGGTGCGGACCTTCGATAGCTGGTTCTACGACCTGCCCGTGGTGGTGCTGTCCGAACAACTGGCCAATTCGCCGGTGCCCGAGGCGCTGGAGGGCAAACTGCGTTTTTCCAACCTCGCTCCGAGGGAGGTAATGGCAGAGCTGGAGAGACAGGGCATGCGCCGGGTCTATGTCGATGGCGGGCAACTGGTGCAATCATTCCTTCGCGATGGGTTAGTCGCTGATATGGTAATCACCACCGTGCCGGTGCTGATCGGGTCGGGAAGGCCATTGTTCGGTGGCCTTGCGCAGGATGTGGATTTGAAGCTAGTGTCCAGCCGCTGTTTTCCCTCGGGTCTGGTGCAGTCCACTTACCGGCTGACGCCATGATCTGCTCGAGTGATCGAAACCCGCTAATCGAGTCATAGGCTGTCATTTTCCAGCCTTGTATGGGGCCAAGGGGGGTGATTGCGCCGAAGTGGAAGGGGATCGCACCTCGTTGGAGTAATGAAACCAGGCCCCAGAATTTTTTTTGAAATCAAGGGGTTGCCAGCCTCAAGAAATGAGTACATAATTCACGCCATCGAAAGCACTGACCGCTGAAAAAGCTCAATGTTTTCAATGAGATAGGCGCTAATCAATGTGTGGTATCTCACCCAGGTTTGTACGCATTTGTTGTTGTGCTACTGACAGCAAATGTTTTGAGGCCGAGTAGCAAAATGGTTATGCAGCGGATTGCAAATCCGCCTACGCCGGTTCGATTCCGACCTCGGCCTCCACTATTAAAAGCCCCGCAGATTAACGTCTGCGGGTTTTTTTATTGCGTGCAGGAAAGTGCAGGAGTTCCGAAACTTTAGGGGGTGGAGTTCCGAAACTATTTCATTTTGCCGGCTGGGCGATCGCACCGATACGACGATAAACGCGCTTGGTAATCTCCTGCTCAGAGTGGCCCAGAAGCAAACTCGCATCCGCGATGTCGGTGATTTCCGAGGCTGCTTTTGGTCGGATATCCTTGAACTGGAACTGGCGGATCTTCTCTGCGTCATCAGTCCGGCCCTCTTTGACCGCCAGCGTTCGAGCCGCTTCCCGAGCGTCATCCCATCTGTTACGCAACATCTGCTGAGAAACGCGCATCCCCGACTTGCTGAGGATAAAGTGCTGCGAGCTCTGCTGTTTGTTCCTCTCCATGATTTCCTCTATGAGAAGGCCCAGGCTATTTTTCACGCCATCGGCCTGCATCTGGATTCGAAGGCGCTTGCTGGTTTTTCCTTGGTGCACAGTCAAGTAATCTCCCTCGATGTCTCCACTCGTCATTGCGATAACGTCGGCTGGGCGTTGCCCCGTTAAATAGGCCAGGTCCATCGCGTCTCTCAGCTCCTGCGGAGCTTGTCCATAAACTGCCGCCCAGACCATGTCGTTTGCGTAGTAGTCCCGAACCTTTTCCTTGTTTTTCCGAACGCCTGCGCACGGGTTCTCCCGGTCAGTGAAACCCCATTCCCGCGCCATGTTGAACACATGGGAGAGCAGGGCAATTTCCCTGTTCGCCCTGGTCTTGGCCGTCCGTGCATCCCGATACTGTGCAACCATGGACGGGGTGATGGCATCGATCGGCGCGTCATTAAACGCATCCCGTAGATACTTGAGCTCAGCCTTGTTGTCCTTCTGGGTGCGTGGGGCCTTCTTCGGAATAATGTCCCGCGCGTATCTGTCAAAAATCCCCTTCATTATCTTCAGGTCGTCTGGCTTGGCCTTGGCTTCCAGTTCAGCCCATTTCAACCTTGCCTTATCGAAGTCACTGCCAAGCGACAGTTCCTTGCCGTTCGCATCCCGGTAGTAATACCCAACCCAAACAGTCCCGTTTTTGCGTGGGCGTTTACGCCGCACCATGCCTGGCGGCAAATCCCTATTTTCTGTCTTGCGGGGCCACATATCATTTCACTCTGGAGAAGTCTGGCGTCCAGGTCGGACGCGCCGGGGGCGGGTTTGGGTCGGCGATGGTAGGAGAGATCATCCCCAGCTTCATGCGGGCGTACATTCGGCCAACTAGCGGGCGCTTGCCTCGGCTCTCGACAAACACCCACTGGCGATCCACCAGCCAACGCCGTTGGTATGCCCGGGCCTTGTAGCCGGTAAGTTCGGCAAGTTCTTCGTCCGAGAGAATTTCGGTTTCCATGATGATGCTCCATGCCGCGCGTGGCAGCAGAAGGTGGTAATGGGAATCAGATGAGGGGTGTGAGGGAGGTTGAAAGGCTGAGCTATGGTTGATTCGTTCGCCTCGCTAGTTGCGTACACGCTTTCTCCCCTGAAGTGCCTGGCGGGGTGGACCCCCATAGCCGCAGTCTCTTTTAGCAGTGCATGTGCGCGTTCTCGTCACGCACTACATCAACTTTTCTTCAGGTATTACTTCGTCCTTGTCGCAAAGGTGGCTGAAAGTTGTACAGAGAATTTGAATTCGTACAGCTATTGAGACCAGCTGTCCGATACTGTTTCGGCACTGTTGCACTTCGTTCGAATGGGACTAGTTTTGGACTCTGTTGACCCTCACAAGGAACGGGCAGGAGGGACTTATGAGACACCGAGGCAATGTTTTTTGGGAGTGGGCAGACCCTGAGCTCCACACCAGAACACACGATGAAACTCTCAATGACGGGACTTACATAGACGTGCAAGTCAGGCTTTCGAGTGCCGGAACGACTCAGATGTTTATCGGGATTTATGCTCCCGATGGCATGGCGCTGCATGAAGAGGCTGATAACTCTCACCCAAGAGAATCAATGACAAGAGTTCTGGCTTGGGCTGTCGGTCGAGCTCGTCAATTGGCTACTTCCGGAGATGCGAGTTCTCGCCGAGCGGCTTCCTCCAATAGTGCCTGACGTAGAAGTGGGAGGGAGTCCGGGGTGTGCCTGGGCGGTGAAGTTTTTCACATTTTTTTATGTGTAGAGAGTATTGCGTATGACCGAGGATCGAGTTGCTGCGCTTGAAACTGCACTGAGATACGTCATTGGGACGGCGAGACTTCAGGGCATGGATGTTAATGAGTTATGTCGGATGACGATCGAGGTAATTAAGGGAGACGAATCATTGAAGTGGAGCAGGGCAGGGTTGTTAAAAGAAGCGATCAATGAAATTGAAAATGCCCAAGAGAACTTCCCTTCATTCCGCAGGAATCAGCGAAATAGGTGAGGGTGATCATGGCGCCACCTCGCGCCGTGCGCACCAGCACACAGGGCCGTCGTCGGTGTCGTGAATCGCTAGGCAGAACCAATCCTCGCCTTCGGGGCGGTCAGGCTCCCAGTAGCTGTAATCGGGATCGCCAGATTCGAAGTAGCGATTGGCAACGGCCTCGTCGGCGTACTCAAGGCTCACCATCGCCACTTCCAAACCCTGTTCCGCGACCCAGGCTTTGCACTTGTCTCCGTCGCCCTCGTCGAAGTCGGGCATATCTGGATGCTGAAACGAACCCATTTCGTCGCGCACGACGGGGGCTGGCTGAATCAGCTTTATCGTTTCTATGGGCAATACCTATCCTTGCCGCTATAGCGGCTGACTTTGAAGAGGGAAGGCTCCAGTCGATAGCCTGTAGGCCACCAGCTAGAGTAATGTGAGCTAGCGAAATCGGCCGCCAGCGCATGGAAAGCTTACTAATGGAAACAACTACTGTAGTAACCGGGAATTCGAGCAGTGCTTCATACATGGCATTTGGTGACGATAGCCAATATAAAGGAAAACTTGTATACGCCTATGTGTTCTTCAGGCGAACAAAGCTTAAGTCAATACTTAAAGAAATTTCGCTTGTAAAGAAGCGCTTCAAGTTTCCTCAGGGTATTGAACTCCACTGTCGGAATTTAACAAGCGGCCAGCAGAGGCAAAAGCTTGGGTTGAATCATTTAACTAGAACCGATGTTCAGAGTGTTTTTCAAAACATAATTACTATTCTCAACAGATACAAGGTTTTGGTTAGATATGCTCATGCATCAGAAGATGTTAAAGAATACTTTAATAGGGGTATAGAAGTAGGATCTAACGATCCTGGGATGCCTAATTTCATGATCAATACACGTTATGATCCCAAAGGCGTGCTCGGTCTATTGGCAAACATGTGCTTCGCCATTAATTCTGATGGGTCTGAAGGGCCAATTGCGGCGGATTGTGAAATATTTACCTCCCCTGATAATTCAAAAGTTGATTTTTGGGGTGGAGGTAAACAGCAGGCTTATTTTTTAACTGGTGGGTTTTCAGCTGTAGGAGCAGGGACTAATGAGGTTTATAGAACCGAGTCAAATATTGGTGGGCCGTTCCTCGAGCTCCTCCAGCTAGCAGATGTCGTTGCATATGTGTGCTGCCATGCCGTCCATGGAAAAGTAGCCGAACCGTTTTATTACGAGTTGCTTTCAAAAATAAGATGGAAAGTGGAGCGTCCTTTTGTGCCAGTTGGCGGCCGGCTAAACAATGGAAAACCTGTTCATGTAGGACCTTGGCCAGCTACCTCCGACTCATAGTCGATACCAGATCATAGGCATCCACAATTTTCATACAGAGGCGGTGGGCGATCTGAACTTCAAGACGGGCGCCTTCCGAGTTTTCCCAGCCAGCCAGGCAGCAGCGCGATCATTCCGCAAAGGCCAAGGCGCGTGAGGTCGTAGGCCATGTAGTCGGCCCACTCTGCATCGGCGACCAGGCCGTGGTCTGCCGGGTTCTCTACGGTGTAGCCGCGGGCCCTCAGATCGGCGGCCATCTTGTCGAACGCGGGGAAGTTGAAGTCTTCGAAGCCGGTCATGGGGCCGGCCAAGTACAGGCGGTTGGCGCGGGAGGCGGCGAGCGTTACGCCGGGAGCGACGACGGCCTTGATACGGTCCACGGCGCGATCAATTGGGCCTTGAATGAATGGCGGTGGGGGCTCATTCGCAGGGGGAACCAGCTGAGTCACGGCGGCGATCATCCCCATCAAGGACTCGGTGACGATCGTGCGGATGTTTTCTGTGGGCATGGGGCGTCCTATGCCGGGTCATGCCCGGGCTGGCGTGAGTCGCTGAAGTGGGCTATTGGTTGAAGATCCGGAATCAGTCCGGATAAAAGAGGGTAAAGCGATGGCTATCGATAGGCCGCCAGGGTTCTTTCACTCGCATTCCAGCGGAAAGCAGGCACTCGTACGATTCAAGTGGGGCGACGATAACGATCCTGTGCCTATTGGCGTTCGGGTGGTGGCGCAAGTAGATCCAAGAGGCGAGAGCTTGATTGGTGAGTCAGACGGCCCATTCAAGAGCATCGGCGATGCCAGAATGTGCGGGATGGAACTCGCTAACAATTGGTATGACCGAGGTAATGGCTGAGCATTCGGCGCAATAGGTGAAAGCTTGTCAGGCGCGCCGGACTTTGAAGCGGAGCATCGCTTTGATGCTGTGGCAGTAATCTTGAAGTCGCTCATAGGCCTTATATTTAGCCTGACCTCGAGTAGCCGCCCACACCCTGAGCAAGTCTTCTCGGGCTTCTCGGCTCCAGTTGAGATCATCCCAATCATGGTTGAACGGCAGGACCAGCCACTCTTTGAGCGGCAGCGTCTCGGCCATCTCGCCGTACTGCATCTCGTGTGTCGGGTGGTAATTGCTGATCCGCTTCTTCGGGTCTTCGTCTAGAACTACGCCGATGTAGTGGCCACGATCAGCCAGGATGACTCCGGGCTTCCCGTAGGCGATCACACGGCGGCCGATTTCGGCGGGCACCTGATAGTGCTGCCGGACGTATGCGCAGTTGTAGTTCATGGATTTCTCCAGACAGGCGCCGCCCTCCGTGACCGGATGCGACAGAGGATGGTGGCTATTTGGAATTGCTCGGGTTTTCGAGTAAGGTTGCCCCAAATCCCTTACATGCAATGGACAGCAATAATGGTGATGGAGCGTTCAATCATTACAAAACAAGAGGCTTACCTTGGCTACGAGATCCTCGTTGCTGCAGACGGCCCCTTCAGAGCAAAGCCTGACGGTCCGGAAAGTTTGCGGACGTATCACAAAACAAATGTTTCGATTTGGTTGGCCGGACAGATGATCAGAGAGTGGGACGAATCGCCTGCAATGTTCTTTGTCTCGCGCGACGACGCAATTGAGTTTGGCTTTGAAATCGGCCGAATGATCGTCACTCAGCGCTACAAATCATCAGCTTTCAGTCCACTTGCTCGTGTGCGCAAACTCTTTAAGCTGTCGCGACTGCTTTTCAGTAATTAGGATTTTAGGTCGCGACATGCTGACGAAGCCTGTCAAGCCATCTCAGCAGGCGGGTTCATGGTGAAGTAGATGCGGGCGCAGGCCTCGGCGTCGGCCCGAGCGCGGTGGGCACCAACCAGCTCTTCACCGGTGAAATGCAGCAAGGCTTCAGCAACAGAAGGCTGCTTGAACTGGCCACCACGGCCGGCAGCGATCATCTTTTCCGTCGGCGGGCATTTCACGATGTTGGTGGTGGTCTGACAGGTGCAGTACTTCGGCCCGGCCTTGAACTCATCGGCAGCCTCATCGCCGAAGAAGCGCTTCAAGCCAATGCGCAAGATGCGATCGTCGAACGAGACGTTGTGAGCCACACGAAGGCCCGCGCACCGCCAGATCTCCATGAACCCTTCCAGCGCCAGGCCTTCGTCGATTCCTTGTTCGATCGCCATTTCGTTGGTGATTCCGTGGATGGCTGTGACGTCGCTTGGAATTTCCCAACCATCAGGCCGGATCATCGCTTCGAACGAGTCGACCAGGGCGCCGGCGGGCGTGTAGAGCAGGGCACAGATATCGACGATGTGCGGTTGGCTTGGGTCTTCGCCGGGCTCCTTGAACTTCGGGAGGCCGGTGGTTTCGGTATCGAACACGCAGATCAATTCGGACATGGCACTTTCCTTTAGGCGAAAAGAAGGCGCCCGGAGGCGCCTGTGGTGTTGCTATGGGTGGGGTTAGCTGGCTTGCTGCAGCTGTTCGTCGCCGGCGGCAACACCGCCCTCGATCCACACCGCGTTGATTTCCGGCGGCAGCTTGGCGGGCTTGGCCTTGAGGGTGCCGCAGACGATGGCGCTGTCGATCGTGCCGGCCTTGGCCATTGCGACCAGCATGCCCAGCAGTTGACCGCGCCCTTGAAGGTCCAGAACGTCGAAGCGATCGAGGATCACGAAGCGCAACCCTGAATGCTCGGCAATGGCCAGGGCAAGCAAGGTGTCAGCGCGCCACCGCTCCGATTCCGACAGCAGTGTGTACAAACGGCCGCCGGCTGTGACGTTCATGTCGGCGCCGATCTGCACTTTCTTCCAGCCCGACAACGTCGAGGCCTTCGACAGGCTGTCGTTGAATGGCTTCAGCGCACCGGCAAGGATTTCGCTCGGGATCCCGTCAGGTGCCAGTAACTCTGCAATCAAGGTCCAGGCCTTCACGTCAGCATGGTGCGCGGCCGCATCTGCTGCCTTCTGTTCGGCGCTGGCAATCAGGTCGAGACGGTCCGACATTGCATCGACTTTGGCTTTAGCGGTGTCACGCAGCTTGCGCTGCACCTGAATGGCGTCTTCAACGCGCTTGATCATGGCGTCGGTGATGGCTTCAGGGGCGGATTTGACCAGGGCGTCGAGGTCGCGCCCAGCCTGCTCTGATTCGGCGACGGCTTTCTGGTCGTTGACCTGGGTGCGGGCCAGCAAATTGTAGGCGTCGTTCGCTTTCTTCAAATCTGCCTGAGCCTGCGCCAGCTTGGCCGCGTCGGCGGTCTTGCCCTTGAACAGCTCCAGTACCTTGCCAACGATCTTCAGCTTCACGCCGCATTCAGGGCAGGCGCACGGGTTACGGCGCTCACTGACGGCATGGTGCTCAAGTACAAAGCTTCTGTTGCCAACACCGGTGCCTGCACGTTCAACCCCAATGGCTTGGGTGCCAAATCCATTGTCGGCTTCGCTCACAGCGCTTTGCAGGGTGGCGAGATCGTCATCAACAGTGATGTGTGGCTTCAATACAACAGCTCGATTGGTGGTGGGTCGTGGATTCTTATCGATAGTTCTGGCGGAGCACTTCAGGTTGCGCAAGCTTCAAAGAGTCAACATGCGGTTCCGCTTGCCCAAGCGCAGACTATGTTTTCTTCGCCGATTGGAACTGCAACCAATTTGAAGATGACGGTTTCCACGGCATCTGCCGCTGCTACCGTCACCGCCGATGAGCTCATTGTGGGCACAGCCCTCGGCGGTCAGACCTACCGCATTGGCAGTTACAGCAAGTCGATCAACCTGGCCACAACTGGTGCGGGTGGGATGGATACTGGCACCGCTCCTGTCAACGGCTGGTTGGCTATTTACGCCGGGCTGAACGAGACGACGGGCGCAACAACCGTGTTTGCTCAGAGCGTCGGCAACACCGTCGCGCCGGCTGTCTATGGTGGCGCCAATGCACCGGCAGGTATCACTGCCACCGCGTTGCTGACAGTGGTACCTACGAATGCAAGTGGTCAATTTAAGGTGTGTCTTGTACAGGGCAAGAGAGTCAAGATCCAACTTGCTACCGCCTATACGGGGAACGCCTCTGTTTCGAATAACCCTATTTCGATTGCCGGGATCGTGCCAGCCAACGCCATTGAGATTACTCAAGGAGAATTGACGCTCCAGAACTCTGCGCAATCGTCGATGAGTTTAACGGTCGGTGCAGACTCGAATTATCTGGGTCAGCAAAACGTAACGAATCTTGTCGCCGCCGGCGCCTCACTAACATTGAACTATGGTGGTACGCCAATCATTACTCCGCAGCAGGTGATGTTCACCTCAAGCAGTAGCGCGGGAACACCGACTTATTATTTCTATATCAGTGGATACCTACTGCCATGACTGTTCATGCTCAAATTGTTGATGATGTAGTTGTAGGGGTTTTTTCGGGTCCACAAGACCCCGAGTATTGGCCGGATGTCGAAGAGATTGAGGAGGATGATCCAAGGCTTGTTGAGTTCATCGCTGCAACGAACATAAAAGGCACGCTATAGCGTTAGCTGCACTAAGAAGGCCGCCATTGGGCGGTATTTTTTTGCCTGGAGAAAAGCATGCCCATCACCGCACAGCAACTACTGCAGATTCTCCCGAACGCCGGCGCCAAAGCCGGCGTTTTTGTTCCCTTTCTCAATGCTGCGATGCAGCGCTACCAGATTGTCGGCACCCAGCGCTCTGCAGCGTTCATCGCCCAGATCGGGCATGAGTCCGGGCAACTGCTCTACGTCCGCGAGATTTGGGGGCCAACCCCGACCCAGGCTAAGTACGAGGGCCGGGCGGACCTGGGCAACACTGTGGCGGGCGATGGCTCCAAGTACCGGGGACGGGGCCTGATCCAGATAACCGGCCGGGCCAACTACGCCGCGTGCGGTGAAGCGCTTGGCCTGGACTTGATCAATAAACCCGAACTGCTGGATCTGCCGCAGCATGCCGCAATGTCGGCGGCGTGGTTTTGGAAGCAGAAAGGGCTGAACGACTTGGCCGACAAAGACCAGTTCAACACTATTACCCGGCGTATCAATGGCGGGCTGAATGGTTTGGAGGATCGCCTGGAAATCTGGGCGCGGGCACGGGCGGTGTTGGTGTGATGGCTGTTCCATGGAAGGTTTCCGGCGTGGTGGCGCTTGTCTTGCTCGGCGCCATCAGTGCCTGGCAGGCACAGGGCTGGCGATACGGCGCGCAGCTTGCCCAGCAGTCGCGCTTGCACACTGAGACCCTCAATCAACTCGCCATGGTCGGTGCCGCCGCGCAGAAGGCTGACCAGGAGAAGCGTTTGTCGCTCGAGCAGCGCTTGGCGGCCAGCGACCAATCCCATCACGAGAGTTTAACCAATGCCCAAAAAGACCAGGCCCGCCTGCGCGATCGCCTTGCTACTTCTGATCTGCGGCTGTCAGTCCTCCTTGCCGAGGGTTCAGCCAGTGGCTGTTCAGTGCCTGCCACCGCCGGCGCCGTCGGCGTGGTTCATGGAACCGTACGAGCCGAACTTGACCCGGCGCATGCTCAACGAATTATCGGAATCACCAACACCGGCGACAAAGGATTGATCGCACTGGAGGCGTGCCAGGCCTATGTCCGAGCCCTTGGCTCTCCCGCCTCCGCTTCTCCTTGAGCGGTCTGTGGTTTTCGTGAAGGGTGATCTCGCTAGTCTGAAACCAGAAATAGGCTGGGGACCTACTATCCAGCTTGGAGCATCCAAGATTGTGCCGGCCGATATTAGTCCCTTTGGATAGCATTGGGCCTCCGGGATTGGGTGGTGTCATCAAATGAGAGCTAGGCTTGTCTGTGTGGAAGTGAATGAGGTATGCGAAATGGATACGTACATCGTTTCGACGGCTAGGAAGGATCACGACGGAAAGTATGTTGAATTCGAATGGGCGAAAGTGGATGGGCACATGCACATCGTCGGACACAGCCAGGTGGTCAGCTTTGATCAGGTTTGCGCTGCACTTGCTCGAGGCGATGAGATTTTTGCCGGAGATAATCTCGGAGGAAACCGATCTAGGCTGTTTCTTGGGGTCAATGCCTCTGGCGAGCGGGCTATTGAGCTAGAAGCCTACGTGTCCGAGCTCGAGCAAATTGGTGACATGCCGAGATTTTGAATCCATAGATCTTTGCTTTGGCGTGATAGGTGAGCGTGATCAGGCTGAGAGTCGCTGCTTAAGCTTAATGAAAACCGCGGCGTTCGCGGGGGCGGGATTGAGGAAAGCTGATTCGCTCGATTTGAAGGTCCGGGTCGCTGGCCGAACGAGGACAATTGATCGGCTTGAGCTGAAGCCTAGTCGCGGCCACCATAGCGTGCCGCTAAAAAGCAAAGCCCCGAAGGTTCGCGGCCTCGGGGCTTCTATTTCCGCCTGCATCCCTTAATGCCTGGCGAACGTGGCGGCGAGAATACCAGCGTTGAATCGGTGATTCACTACTTCGATGGGTGAATTGTGTTTGTTCGGCAGGACGCCGGAAGCGGGATTTTCTGCGGGAAATTCTTCCCTTAAAATTCACGCGTTGGGACCAATGTTTATTGAGTTCTAAAGAGTCGAGAAAGACACCGGATTTTCTAGTGCTATTGAGGCTTAAGGCATCTGGTTATAAGGTCCTTTTTTAACATCTGCTCGATATCCTAGGATTTAACACCGCAAAGTCATTCCGGAGTCATCAGTACCGCGAGCGTCATCTTGATGAACTCCTCGTTGCGATCGATGGCGACCAGGGCCCCGCGGATGTTGTCGGCGACCTCGGTTGCTCCACGTTGCTCAACCCAAAGAGTCAGCTCCATGATCGCGGCTTCTAGGGCTAGTTGGTTTTCGTTGAGTTTGGAAAGTAGGGAAGGGAGCAGGTCTGAGTTTGGCAT